CTTCCACCAGTTCGCCGTAGTAGTCCATGAGCGCTTCCGTCTTCTGAGCCACAATGCCAGAGGTCACATCCGCGATTTTCTGCTTCAGTTCGGCATCTGCCTGCTGGAACGGTGCCGTCACGCACTCCCGGTAGACCTGCTCAAAGGCATTGTAGGGTTCAAGGATTTTGCTCTTGATGGCCGTGCGCTGGGCTTCGTACTCCTTGAATTCCTTGGTAAGCTGGGCGCGGGCATCTTTGACGCTCTTATAGGTTTCTTCGGTGCAGATCAGCGAGGTGGCTTCGGCGGTGCGCCGCTCAATTTCGGCCTTTACGCTGTGAAGCCGCTCGACAATGATAGGCAACTGCTGAAGTTCAATGACCTGCAATGCGGTATCCTGTGCCATATCGCACTCTCCTTTCAATTTTTGAATACTTCATAATGGCCGGTGGTCTTGTTCATCAGAACCCAGCCGCCGGCATCCGGGCTGTCCTGAATGAAAAGGTACTGCCGGGAATCCCAGCCATGTGCAGAAAGGGCTTCTTTCTGCTTGCGGGTCAGCCTTTTGGGCCGGGCATTCATGTGTCTGCCACTCATACGATGCTCACCTCCTCATTCCAGCGCTTCAGCAACGAGGGCTGCATGGTGATGATCTTGTAGCCGGTGGCTTCCAGCTCAGTGCTGCGGTCGTAGCTCTGCACGTCCTGCGCGTGCCGTGTGACAGCGTTTGCCAGACCATAGAGGGAAAGGTCACCGCCCGCGATAAGATGTCCCAGAATGCCCTCGCTCTCGTTCTGGCGGATGTTGAACTCCTTGGCCGCAAGCTCAACCACCTTGGGAGCCGCCGCCGGGAGAATGGGTGCTTCCTTGGCATCCCGGAGTTTCTGCACCAGCGCATTGAACCGGGCTTCATCGACCGCCGCCCGGACGGTGTCCTCAATCTTCATCAGGAATGCCCGGTCGTCGGCTTCGATGGTCTCATCCCGGAAAATCCCGAAATCGCCATCCACGCTTTCATTGATGCGGCCAACATGGCGCTTGCCAACACCCACATCCGCCACCATGCCATTGGTACAGACAAGACGGTAAATCAGAGGCTTCACGGAAACGCTGCCCATGCCGACCTCAGAATTGGAAATCAGGATGCCGGCCTGAACGATGTCCCCCGGCACTACTTCGGTCTGGATGCGCTCATTGACAACCTTGATGTACATGCGGGTATCGGTCAGTTCACAGCTTTCAATGCGGGCTCCCTGCATTTCAGAGATAATCGGCAGGACCGTCTGTGCAACCTCGTAGTTGTCGATACGGCGGTAGCGGTCGGAGAGGATGGCGCGGGCGGTACCATCAAGGGTGCGAACCATGCGGCGGGTGTCCGGGGACTGCTGGAACCAGCCATTGACGTTTGCCATCAGCAAGCCGGGGTTCTCTGCCCGCATCCGCTCGTAGTAGGGAGCCGGGATCTTCAACTGCAATCCCAGCTGACGGTGGGCATTTTCGTTCAGCTGGAACGGGGTGTTGCCGATCACGAGGTCAAAGTTCTCGTTGACGGCGGTCATCTGCATAGCACCCGC